GTGTAAGTAAAGATACCGATTCTGATTTCGGAACTAATACAGTTTTAGTATTTCCTATAGTACAAACAAATAAAGGTGGTGGCTACACCCCATCCACGGGTTATTTCACTGCACCTATAGCGGGTACGTATTTTTTTATATTTACCGCATCGACAAGAAATGATGGTGACAATAATATAGTGAAATTTACAAAAAATGGTACGTTCAGTCATTCTAAAAATAGGAGTGATAGTGACAGTAATGACAGAGACTCCATGGGTCTTCATGATATTATAAGTTTAGATGTAGATGAGACAATTAATGTGTCATTTCAGGGTCATTTGTCTAACGCTCCAACCTATTTTTCTGGATTTTATTTATCATCTTAAAGTAAATGAGTAAAAGAGATCTCATTCGGCAGGTTATAAAAAACTTGGACTCCCCTCCGGTATCCTTCGACTACGGTGACACCTGGGAATCTATCAAATTTTACGGAGACTACGAGAAGCCTCCAAAGGAGGCCTTCGAGGCCAAACTCCAAGCCCTGGTGGACGCCCAGCCCCTAAAGAAACTCCGCCAGGAACGTGATAGGAGGCTCCAAGCAGTGGATTGGGTCACATCGAGAGCAACCTCTACAGAGACCCCCGTCCCCCAAGAGTGGAAGACCTACATGCAGGCTCTAAGGGACCTCCCAGCCACCACCGAGGACCCCGCGAACCCTGTTTGGCCCCCCGTCCCCGAGTGATCCCAATCACTCCCCCCCATTTAATAACAGGTAAATTCATTTCTTACCCTATATTAAATGTCAGTGAATCCACCAGAGGGGACGTTGACCATTGAAAATTCGCACTTGGATGTGAAGGGCAACGTCAGCGCGGTGGCCCTAAAGTTGGGGACCCTCCGGTTGACCCCCTCCTACGGTCTAGACGCCGTCGCCAACGTTTCGAACAGCACCACCCACACCCTAGAGCTCAGTAACGCCACCACAGGTTTGGCGACCACCGCCAACGTGGTTGTGGGGAAGGACCTGGCAGTCTCTGGGAACGCCACGGTCACGGGTGACCTCAATGTCTCTGGGGCTCTAGGAATACTGGACGCTATATACCCAGTGGGCACGATTATAGACCGCGCAGCTGCGATCACCGATACCCACCTAAACGGTAAGTATAAGGCGTTCCTCGCAGCCCCTAATCAGGAGTGGGAGTTAGTCTCCAGTCCTTCAGTTGCTATTGGAGATGTTTCATTTTTAGTACATAATACTTCATCATCAAACTATAACATATCCGCTGGTGATAGTATAGCTTGGAATGGTGTTAAAACGAATATTGGCGCTGGATTCCAAACAACTGGTACAAATATTAATAAATTTGTTGCTCCGGTAAGTGGAAACTATATGTTTGGTGTATACATAACACATAGAGATACTACTTGTGAACTTACTCTTTATGTTGATGGCGTAGCCACTAGAGACATAATGGCTGGTAACGGTGATACCCGTGATTCTACTTACAATGTTTTGGTTCCTTTATCTGCTAATAATGTTGTGGATTTAAGATCAAGGATAGGTACTATGACTATTTATGGTATTGCTACTGAACATTCACAAAATGCTTGGTTTGGTTTTAACGTTGGTCCTGGTACACCCGCTATTACAAATTATTCGTACAAGCGCACAGTGTAGACCCAACTTGTAAAAAGTCAGCTTAAAAATAAACTCTCACTATAATATAAAATGTCTGGTGGTATTGCCCAACTCGTTGCCGTCGGTGCTCAGGATGTCCACCTCGTTGGCCAACCAGAGGTCAGCTTTTTCCGATCGACCTACAAGCGTCACACCAACTTCTCCCAAACTGTCGAGCGTCAGGTCATCCAGGGCAACGTCTCGAACAATGGTATGTCCACCGTCCGCTTCGAGCGGAAGGGGGACCTCATGGGCTACGTCTACCTCGTCGCCAACGATGGCTCTGCGACCCAGGCCTACACCGCCGCCCAGTGGCGCACCAAGGTTGCCAAGGTTGAATTGCTCATCGGTGGCCAGGTTGTGGACGAGCAGGACTCGACCTACTCGACCCTCATCGCGCCAGCCCTTTCGGCGACCTCCTCCTCCAAGTCCATCGCGGGCAACCTCTTTGGTGGTGCGGGAACCTCCCGTTTCTACCCCCTCCGCTTCGCCTTCTGTGAGAACTGGCAGTCGGCCCTCCCCCTCATTTCCCTCCAGTACCACGACGTTGAGCTCCGCATTACCTGGGGTACGGCGGCGGCTACGGACAAGTGGGACATTTACACAAACTACGCGTACCTCGATACCCAAGAGCGGGAGGTCTTCGCTGCGCAGCCCCAAAACATGATCATGACCCAGGTCCAGAAGGCGATCTCCTCGGGCACCAAGATCCAAGAGATGAACTTCAATCACCCAGTGAAGTACCTGGCCGCGGCGGATGCGTCCGACCTCGCGATCTTGGCGGATGCGAACAAGCTCAAGCTCCAAATCAACGGCACCGACGTCGCGGACTTCAAGTTTGCGGACCCCAACTTCACCACTGTGCCCCTCTACTACCACAGCTCCAACGGTGATTCGTCCACCGCCAAGAAGCTCTTCTTCTACCCCTTCTGCTTGGATGCCTCGAAGCTCCAGCCCACCGGCTCCCTCAACTTCTCCCGCCTTGACTCGGCGCGTATCGTCAACGATACCTCCAACTGTGACAAGGACGTCTACGCGGTGAACTACAACGTCCTCCGCATTGAGAACGGTATGGGCGGTCTTTTATATTCTAACTAAATAATAACTATGTATTTGGAAGTCATCTTCCTCCTCGCCATCGTTTTTGTATTGACGTACGATCCCAAGTCCAGGAGACTCGAAAAGTTTGTTGGACAGACGACACCCTCTACGGAGAAGTCGTGTCAGCCTACGCATTACGAAGCCGTCCAATTTGCACAGAGTCCCTACGAGTGTCCAATCTCAGGGAAACCCTCGATGGGTGTAATTACTTAAAAGGGAGGTGCTCTTTATAAGTATAAATGATTCCAATTAACCGTGAGACGATGTTGATCGTCGGTGTGATTATATGTGCCGCCGGTATTATCTTCCTCTTCAACGAACTGAAGAAGACTAAGGAGGAGGTCAACGAATTTAAGGGTTTTTCGGAGCAGGTTGTGAAGCACCTCAATGCACCAGTCCCCAAAATTGAAGAAGTGGAGGAAGAGGAGGTAAAATCCGAGGAATAAACTTGTGCCCCTATTATAACTTGCGAATGCGCAATGAAAAAGTACAAAGCTATTGCAATACCGGTTAGCTTCGTGGACGATAAGCCAAGGTTCCTAACGGTGAGGGATTGGCGATTCAAGGATTGGATTTTCGTCACGGGTGGGTGCAGACGGAGGGAGATTCTAAATCCTCTCAGGTGTGCACTTAGGGAGTTGGAGGAGGAAACGAGGGGGGTCGTGTCCCTAAAAAATGGAGAGTACACGGAATTTAAATTTACAGTCAAGGAGAGTCCCACGGTAGATCTAGAATACAACGTTTACATATTTTTTGTAGATTATAACAGAGCCGAACAACACTCGCAGGTCAAGAAGTTTTACGAAGAGAAGCAGAAGACAAGCCTAAAGAAGTTGATGAACCAGCCCATTAAGAAGACCCACGATGAAAACGATTACATGAGTTATGACACACTAGAGGAATTTAACACACGTAAGCGTTGGAAGCTCATAGTGGATAACGTTTTGAAGAATCCACAGTTCTATGCCTGTATAACTTCTTTGAATAGAAAAACATTTTCTATAAAATAATGAAGTCAAAGGCTTTCATTTTGATGCAGATTGAAGAATTATTGAAAAGTAATAGAGGTCTCTGTGAACAGGAGATTAAGGAATGGTTGGAGGAGAATAAGGACAGGACGGTCTATGAACTCCTCACTATAAAGAAGGAACTTTCCGAAACCCAGGAATATCAGGATGTATCCTGTATGAGGTGGTTTAGAGAATAAGGTCTCTACCTAGGTATGTTTAATAAGTGGTGCATTTCCCAACAATTTACTAACGCATCCAATATATCACATGTACGAATGGACGGTGGTGTCCTCTCGGTACCATTTGATAGATTGAATGAGTTTC